CTATACGTTTCCTAAAGTAAAAGAAAAGTATATCTTAACAGGTGTTGGAGCAGATTCTCATTATGTATTGAGTAAAAAAGGAATGATGCATTATAAAGATACCATAGAACTTATGGATGAATATAGGTATGATTATTTTAGTCAAGAGAATCCTGGTGCATTAGACCAATTAAGACAATTTTGTGATGAGTATGATAAAATTTTATGTGTACCTTATTTTGAAAAAGAGGTATATGATTATTTTTATGGTAAATCGTGGGAAGAGATAAACAGACCTTATCAAAAATATTTAGTAAAATCTAGATTTGATGAGTTTAAAAAAATAAAAGTAAAACCACATATAAACTATCAACTGTGTGCTAAGATACCTGAATTATTTGAAACTCTTATTGAGAATAAAGAAATTAATTTCAAACGTAGAAGTAGAGTTATGGATATTTGTAGAGATTGGTGGAAACTAAACAAGGTTGAAAATACATTAAAGGAATTTTTATGAAATATAAACCATACAATATGGTAGATGTTTTCGAAGCATCTGCACAGAAGAAATTCAATGTCATCTCCACCTTTGCGGGTGGGGGTGGCAGTTCAACAGGGTATCGTTTGGCGGGTGGCAACATACTTTGTGTTAATGAGTTTGTTGAAGAGGCTAGAAACACCTACAGAGAAAATTACCCCCATACACCGATTATGCCAAATGATATTAAAGAATTATCTGGACAAGATATTCTAGATGTTGCAGGTATTGGTGTTGGTGAATTAGATATCCTTGATGGAAGTCCCCCATGTTCTGCGTTTAGTGTTGCGGGTAAAATGTGTCATACGGAAGGTGGCAAACATTCCGATGGTTGGGGACAAACCAAAAAATATTCTGATGATAAAATGGTAGAAAATATCGAAGATTTGTTCTTTGAGTTTCTACGAATTGCAAATGATATTAGACCAAAGATTATTATAGGTGAAAACGTTGCAGGTTTAACCGTTGGGGAAGCAAAACAATATTTCAATAAGATACAGAATACATTTGAAGAGATAGGTTATGATGTGTCTGCAAAGGTTTTAGATAGTCGTTATTTCGGTATTAGTCAAACAAGAACAAGAGTATTCTTTATAGGTATTCGCAATGACATAACAGAAAAGGTGGGATTAACGTTCTTGAATATATCAAGTATATTCCCTACCGAAAGTAATACTATCATTCCCTTAAAACAAGCTTTAGAGGGATTGGTTTATGATGAAGATGAAGTGAAATACCTTACCGAGAAATTTTTAAAAACCGCATACTGGAAAGACACTGGAAGTAATATGCCCATCAATCCGGATAAGGTTTTAACTGGTATGGACTATCATCCAAAAGGACATCATTTTAATTTGAAGCGGGTATCTCTCAAAGTGCCCGCCCCCACTCTTACTGCAATGGGTAGTAATGATACAACGGCTGGTGCATTTCATTGGAATACACCAAGAAAACTGACAATCGGTGAACTGAAAAGAATTCAATCGTTGCCAGATGATTTTAAATTGACAGGTAAATGGAATCAACAGAGTGAGAGAATAGGAAGAATGGTACCCCCACTCCTACTTAAATCAATTGCTGATTCTGTTTATGATAATATTATAGAGGTATATAAAAATGGCTGATTTTACTTTCGCACATAGAGAAGAAGGATTTGACGACCATATTGAACATTCCATTCGTGGATATAGTCATCTCTTAGATGATATAGTTGGATATTCTCGTTATTTTGTAGAGAACGGAACGAACGTAGTTGATATTGGTTGTTCCACAGGTAAAGTAACACAAAGATTGCTAGAAGAAAACCAAGACCACGGTAATGATGCTCGTTATGTTGGTGTAGAAGTTGCAGAGGGATTCTTTGATAATCTGGATATTAGAAAGGAAGAAATATCTGAAGAACACCCGTGGGCTTCTCTTGATTTTGTAAAGGGTGATATTAGAAATTACAAGTTTGAGAACTGTTCACTTGTAACATCTGTATTTACGTTACAGTTCATGCCCCCTAGACATAGAAGGGAAGTTCTTACACAGATTTATAAAGGATTAAATTATGGTGGTGCATTTATATTCGCAGAGAAAACGGTTTGTGAAGACCCTCGTTTACAGGATATGATGACATTCAACTACTATGATTACAAAAGAAAGAACTTCACAACCGAAGATATTATGGATAAAGAAAGAACTTTACGTCATATGATGAAACCTAATACATGGAAAGAGTTGAATAGTAATCTTAACTTGTCTGGTTTTAGTTTCAACCAAATACAGCCGTTCTGGCGCAATCACATGTTTGTTGGTGCAATTGCAATCAAATAACCTTTCTCAAATTACACACGAGAATAATATTCTACCAAAGTGTGGTTTTACAGAATAATATCATTATTTTTAAAAATAGTCAACACACAAGTGAAAACTATGGTATAATAGTATTATAAAATGAAAAAGGAAACTATATTATGAAAACAGAAATTTATGCAGATTACAATAAAGAAACTATAGCTCTATTAGAGAGTTTTCGTAGTCCAAAATCCCATACTAGTGAATTCAAGGGAATTCCTATGACATTGTATGGTGAGGTAACTCGATTGTTACCTATGAAAGATAGGCGAATCAAATTTAGAGGTAAAAGCAAAACTGGTTATATCAGACCAAAGAGTTATGTTCATAAGAAGTTTGCTGATACCTTTGCGGTGTATTACAACAATGATACAATTTTACATTTAGGAAGACCATGAAATGATATTACATAACGGATTAAAAATCTCGAAAGAGGGGTTTCGTTCAGTTGACCCAGCAACAGGGAAACTTGATGTTGAGGTTTGGACAAAAGGTAGAGTCAATACAAAGACAGGTAAATATGTAAAACCTGTACTTATTGAAGAAGACTCTTTAGTTTCGTTTAAGGATATGCCATTAGAAGCATATCTTTTTATGGACGAACACGATTTAAGAATGGTAGAAAAATATAGAAATGGAAATACGAGATAAAGTAATTTTGACAGATGTAGATGGTGTCCTGTTCGATTGGGAGTACCATTTCTACAAATGGCTTAAAGAGAACTATGATATGGAACGTGTAACTAGTGATTATTGCGTTGGTCATTCATTAGGTTTAACTAAGAAAGATGGACATAAATATGTTCATAAGTTCAACAACTCGGGTGATATAAAATGCTTAAGTCCATACAAAGATGCGATTAAGTATGTTCGCAAGTTACACGAAGAACACGGATATATCTTCCATGTAATTTCTTCAATGTCAGACAAACTATTAACTCAGAACTGGCGTACCCAAAACCTAATAGATGTATTCGGTAATGTGTTCGATGGATTTGAATTCCTCTCTATGGGTTCTGACAAAGATATTGCCCTTGCGAAATGGGAAGGTACAGAATGTTTCTGGATTGAGGACAAAGAAGAAAACGTTAAGACAGGAAACAAATTCGGTCTTGAGGGAATCTTAATGGCACACGAACATAACCGGGATTGCTTTGATGAAACCCGTGTTAAGAACTGGAAAGAAATTTACGATATAATCACAGGAGGGTTATGATAGAAACCAATATAATAATTCCGGGATACCTATTTTTTATGGGTTGGCTGGGTGTTGGATTTTCGTTAATAGTGTCTTACAAACATGGTAAGAATGCTGGTTACAATAATTTTAGACGTGATTTTTTCAGATATATAAATCATATTCAAATGCACGAAATGGAAGAAAAGGACGAAGATGAGGGGTAAGATATATAGAGGTTTCGTTGGAGTTCGTAAGAAAACTTCCATTGGACAAAGGTGGATTAAAACGTCGTCCATGAATAAAAACAAAAGACGTTCTTACAAAAAATATAGAGGTCAAGGCAAATGAGTGTAGTTGTTAAAGTGAAAGATAGAGATACATATCTTCGTACTAAGAATCGTTTTTATCAATGCGGTTGGTTAGACGCAGAACGTGGGGATAAGGAACAAGTAGATACCCCTACAAATGAATACGAGTTCGATTACAAATCGGGTTATTATGAAAGTATGTCGAATTTATTTACTTTAGAAGGTCAGAGTGAGGGTGCATAAAATATAAATAATAGTGATTAGTTAATAAAAGTGCTGAGATGCATACCAACGAACAAATCAAAATTAAATTTGCAGGCCTTAAGAAAAAGTTAAGAGGAGCTGCACTCCGCTCAGAGTGGTTTCAAGACCACACTAACTCACACACTCTAGAAAACTGCATACAGATGATAGAACAATTAGAACACGAATTCGATATTAAATTTGACCCACCATGTGGAATGAGCCATAAATGAGTTTTAAAAACGCAATACCAGATGTTATTGACTACTGCCGAACAGAACTTGATATCCCAGATGATATATTAATCTCTGTAGAATATGAAGATTTGTCCGACGAGGGCGTTAAAGGGTGGGCGATAGACTCCGCAGAAGATGATGAGTAC